ATTAGGAGATGGTTGTGAATCCTGATGCCCATGTCCCAAATAAAATAATTGCCAATCTTCAGGTAATTGTGGATAAATGCTTTCCAATAAATTTATATCCTCACCAATAATAGAATCATCTTCTAAAATTAAACAATTTTTTATGTCATTATCAAAAATATACTTGTATATTTTATTAAAACTTTCCGAGCATCCAATTTGTCCTGGATATTGTAGATTGCACCCATTATCACGATAAGATTGGATATCTAAATCTTCATAACTAACTCCATAAAAAAAAGTATATTCAATTCCCTCCAATCTAGGAATAATTCTTTTCCTTCTTTCTTCAGATATTTTATGATTGGTAGTAAGTACTAATATTTTTTCAAAACATCGATTTAAAATGTGATTCATATTTAAATAATCTCCCACTCAGAAAAAAAGTTTTTAGATAGACTACACTCGTTGCAATTATGCAAAAATTTTAAAGAACTGTTCCCAATAACAAATTTAGAAAGTACAGAAAAAACTCCACCTATTACATGAGCCTCTTTGCAGTTTTGAATTAGTGGTATATAATCAAATAAAGGGAGATTAATGATAGAATTTGCAATTTCATATCTTTCATCATCATCATCATAAAAATTTTTAGAAGTACTTAAAATAAGATCATTAGTTTTTATTTTTGAAAAGATATCGTCAGTATAATCTTTTAATGAGGTATTTCCAGAAACAAATATATACTCATAATTTTGAATAATATTGGAAACTTTGCTTATATTATAATATTTTTCATGCAGTTTAAAATATTCATTATAAGTTTGTAACGGTATATCTAAATCATAATAAAAATTATCTGGTAAATTATTAAATGGGTGATGATTTTCTTTGAATATCCCACAAGAATATAAATCATGATCAATATCAATTTCCGAAATGAATGAGTTTATTTCAGACATCTCAGTATATTGATTATCATCAGAATTGGAAGTTAAGGAAAATACATTAACATTATCAATATCTTCATACAATTTAATAACATTTTTATAATATCTAAATTTAGATACTATAAAAATTTCTTTATATTTTGAAGCAAACAATCTTATCGCTGGACTTATTGACAACATATCACCCATCCCAAGATGGTTTAAAATTACAGCATTATCTTTCATAATCAATAAGTTTTATGTTTTCTTTGAATAAATTTTCCAGAATCTAAGTCACTTCCAGAAACAGCATCTTTAATAATTTCTACAACTTTTTCATCAACTTCATCTATCAATTGATTTCTTTGAACATTAAGATCACATGCTTTTTTTAAACACTCCCAAAGTTTTTTAGCACCTTCTTCAGTGTCAAAGTATTTTGCTTTATATTCTTCAAAAGTCATTCTACGAATTTCATAAAGCATCTCTTGATTGTTCCACATTTTAAGATCAATCGTCGTCAATTTATCAACTAAAGAACCAAGTGTATCAGCCATAATTTACTCCTCAATAATTTTTCTAAATGCTATTTGATAACCTGTATGAATCAATTCTAGTGGTGGATTTTTATCCAAAAGATACTGATCAACAATAGGTTTAATAGGAGGATTTCCACCACCATAATCATCCATCCATATAATTCCACCATCAGAAATAATTTTTACACAATTATCAAGATCGGAAACCACTTGATTAGGTTCATGACACCCATCAATATAGATAAAATTAAATATTTTATCATTTTCTTTTAAAAAAATATCTGATGTTGTTTTTTTAAAAATAATTTTATCTGGAAATAAAGTATTTGAAATATTATTTAAAAAATTTTCTTCCTGATTTGATGTTAAAAGAGTTTTGTGATCATTATCATCAATTGATAAAAAGGGATCAACACATGTAAGAGATGAATTATTATCTGAAAGAAAATTATCTGCAAAGAAAACCGAAGATGCTCCTTCATATGATCCAATTTCTAAAATATTATTAACTTGATCTTTTTTCAGAAAATTAAATATTAATGCTTTAATTTCAGAAGATTCAAACCATAAAGCATTAGGGCTAAAAGTATATGTCATGTTTAATTTAAAGAACAATAAAAAATTTTTTTAGTTTGTGAATGTATTTTAAATCCATTATTTAAATAAAGATTAATTGCTTTGTAATTTTCTTTATCTACGGATAAATTCAATACATTGTTTTCTCTATTATCTATAAGGTTTTTTAAAATCAATTTTCCATATCCCTTCCCAACATAAGAGTCAAATACACACATACCTAACCACATTTTACCACAGTCATAGTCTAAATGTCCATACCCAATAGGACTTGAATCATTTAATATGAAGTGATAAAAGTGATTTTTAAAGCAACCCTCATCTCTACTATCAAAATATCTAAAAGTTTTTTTAAGGTTTACATTTGATTCTACTAGATTTTTAATATCATCAAAAGAAAATATCCGTTCAAAATTCATAACTCAAAATAGTATTTGATATGTAATCAAGTTCTTCAATTGTTAAATCTGGATAACTTGGAATATTAAAACCACGCCTACTAATATCTTCTGCTACTTTATGCATTTCATATTTTTTAGAATACATGGGCATGGTATGAACCGGATAAAACAGGGGTCTAGTATCAATACCATTATCCCTTAAAAAATCTCTAAATTGATCCCTCTGTTCTTGATTACAATCCAAAATGACACTATTCATCCAATAACTGTGTACCGTATCCAATTGTTCTTTCTGAGTTTGTATATGAGTTCCTTCAAAAACTGTATTATAATATTCAGCAATTTTTCTCTTTTTAGAAATAAGTTCGTTAGATCTCTCCAATTGAGCATATCCAATAGAACAGGCAATATTTGTCATTCTATAATTATATCCCACAACATCATGCCAATATTGTCGATGATAAGCAAGACCCTGACCCTTCAAATGAACTGCTCTACAATATAATGATTCATTATTTGTAACTACCATACCACCTTCACCAGCGGTTATAGTTTTATTACCAAAAAAACTATAAGTAGAAATATCCCCAAATGACCCAACATGTTTTCCTTTATAATAAGTACCAAAGGCTTCTGCACAATCTTCTATTAAAAATAAATTATTATCTTTTGCTATTTGACAAATTTTATCCATATCACAAGATTGTCCATATAAATGAACAACCATAATAGCTTTGGTTTTTGGAGTTATTTTTCTTAAAATATCTTCTGGATCTATTTGCCAAGTATCTTCCAAAGAATCAACAAATACCGGTGTTGCTCCACAATAAACAATAGAATTAACGGAAGCAATATAAGTAAAAGTAGGGACAATTACTTCATCTTCACAACCAATTCCTAAAGAAAGAAGAGATAGATGTAAACCAACTGTCCCATTGCAAACAGAAGTCGCATATTTTATATTTGTTTTAGTAGCAAAATTTTTTTCAAAAAGATCGACATATTTTCCTTTTGATGATATCCATTCACTATCTAAACAATCATTAACATATTTTTTTTCAAGTTCGGTTATTGATGGTTTATAAATTGGTATAGAATAATTCATAATTTTAAGTTTTCAATTATTCAACTCCTTTATAGAGTTTTACAGAATCCTCACGAAGAGTTTTTCCTGAAGCAATTGCATTATCCACAAGAAGATTAACTGCCTGCACCAAACGGGGTCGTTTTACTTTGAAGCAAATGTCAATCTTACGCTTTAGGTTGGCAATTTCAGCATCAGTCTTTGCCTCTTGAATTGCATCTTCCAACATCCACATACGAGTATGGAGAATAGAAAGTTTTTCAACAACTTCTCCCAGATTGTCAGTTTCAATATACTCTACATCAGGAAGTTCTCTACGGGAAAGAACTTCATCTATGGTTTCCTTGATGCACTCATCAATCAGATTTCCAAATCTATTCATTAAATTTCCCCTATAATTTTTGTAAGTAGTTTCATATCCGTATTAGATACAAATTGATTATTACCAATATACACACCGTTTTCGTGAATTATGTCAGCATTAAAGTTTTCTTGTTTGCCAGTAATACTATATTCTTTGAGATAAGGTTGTTTTAATAGATTACCTCCAACAACTGGACGATATTCAATTTTGTATTTCTCAAAAAATTCAATCATTTTTTCCTTTATCTCCTTTGTTTTGCAAATAAAGGGGAAGCAAAAACAACTGTTACCACTATTATACACTATTGGATAGAAATTGTCATTGTCGTTTGCAATTTTAACAAACGTATCGTAAGACTTTCTACGATTTTGAATGAACTTATCTAACCTCTTCAACTGAGATAATCCAAGAACTGCACCAAACTCAGTGTTTCTAAAGTTATACCCATCACTTACAAATAAAAATGATTTCTGTATCTCAGGATTCTGTTGAGCATATTCATCAAATCTATCGGAAACTCTTGCAAGACCATGAGATCTCTTAAGTTTCATTAGATCATAAAGTTCTTTATTATTAGTACAAACCATCCCACCTTCTACAGTAGACATGTGGTGCCCAAAGTAAAAACTAAAGGTAGAACCTAAACTATTTTTACCAACACGTTCACCACTAGCATCTAAACATCCATGAGATTCGCAAACATCATCAATAAAAAGAGCATTTGGAAGGATCTTTTTATATTCTTCGACTTTGGCTGGGATGCCCAATAAATGAGTTACAAATACAACCTTAATGTCTTGATTATTTTTAGCAATTGTTTTTAAGTTTGAGATATCAAAACTATAATCATCCAAACTAATATCACAAAAAATAGGAGTGAGTCCCAACTGAATAATTGGATTAATATTTGTAACCCATGTACATGCAGGAACTAGAACTTTATCTCCTGGTTTCAAATTATATTGTTCCATGATTGCTGCAATCAAAAGAAAATTTGCAGTACTGCCAGAAGTTACAAACAATGAGTATTTGCATCCCAACCATTCAGACCAAGATTTTTCAAATTGTTGTACTTTTTTACCTTGAGTAAATTTGTCAGAGGTTAAAACAAACTTTGCTAGTTCAATTCTATCCCCAAATGAGATAGAATTTTTCATTAATGGCCACTTAAACTCTGACATAATTGCTCCTATTTTTTAAAAACCAATCAATTGTAATTTTAAGACCATCTTCAAGAGAAGTTGGTGCTTTCCATCCAAGAGCATTCATTTTAGAAGTATCTAATGCTCTTCTAGGGGTTCCATTTGGTTTCTTAATATCCCAAATCAATTCCCCATCATATTCAACTTGCCCAGAAACCAATTCAGAAAGTTCCTTAATACTTACTTCACGATCTGGACCAATATTAATGATCTCTGGATCCGAGTAATTATTCATCAAGAAAATTAAACCATCAGCAAGATCATCAGAAAATAAAAATTCTCTAGTAGGACTTCCATCACCAAAGCAAGTAACATTGGGAAGATTCTTATCCTTTGCGGTTACAAATTTATTAATAAAACTTGGAATCACGTGACATTGTTCAAGAATAAAATTGTCATTAATACCATAAAGATTGTTGGGCATAACCGAAACTGTTGAAAATCCATACTGTTCGGTATATTTTTTACACATCATATATCCAGCAATTTTTGCTAGAGAGTATGCACTGTTTGTTTCCTCCAAAGGTCCTGTCATCAAGTACTCTTCCTTAATTGGAACTGGTGCTAGTTTTGGATAAATGCAGGCAGAACCAAGAAATAGAAGTTTCTTACAACCATTACGATAAGCACTATCAATTACATTAGTTTGAATCTGCAAATTTTCACGAATAAAGTCTGCAGGTACTTGCTTATTATATCCAATACCACCTACTTTAGCAGCTCCCAGAAAGACATATTCAGGTCTTTCTTCCATAAAAAACTCATCTACATCTTTTTGAATCCTAAGATCCAATTGAGTTCTATTTTTAGTTACAATATTTTTACAACCTTGTCTTTCCAATTGACGAATAATTGCAGATCCAACTAATCCACGATGTCCAGCAACAAAAATTTTACTATCACTGTCCATAAATGCACATATCCTCAACTAATTTTTTAAATGAAATTTTGGGTTCCCAACCCAATTTTTCTTTTGCCTTGGTGGCATCACCCAACAAAGTCTCTACTTCAGCAGGTCTAAAATATTTAGGATCAACTCGAATGACTGTTTTTCCAGTATTTTTATCAATACCAATCTCATTAAGTCCTTCACCTTGCCATTCAATTTTCATACCAAAGTAAGGTGCTGATTCCTCAACAAACTCACGAACCGAATACTGAACACCAGTAGCAATTACAAAGTCTTCTGGTTCATCTTGTTGAAGCATTAACCACATTGCTTCCACAAAGTCTTTTGCATGTCCCCAATCACGCTTTGCATTTAGATTACCCAGATACAAACAATCTTGAAGTCCTACAGAAATTTTAGAAAGTGCCTGAGTAATCTTACGAGTCACAAATGTTTCACCACGACGGGGAGATTCATGATTGAAAAGAATACCGGTACAAGCATACATTCCATATGCCTCACGATAGTTCTTTGTGATCCAATACCCATAAATCTTTGCCACACCATAAGGAGAACGTGGATAGAAAGGTGTGGTCTCTTTCTGTGGAATCTCCTGAACTAATCCGTAGAGTTCACTGGTAGATGCCTGATAGATCCTTACACGGTCTTCCATGCCCAGGAGACGCACTGCCTCAAGGACACGGAGAGTGCCCATGGCATCGACATCAGCAGTGTATTCAGGCATCTCAAAGGATACCTTTACATGACTTTGAGCACCAAGATTGTAAATCTCATCTGGTTGCACCAATTGAATAACTCTTACTATATTAGTCGAGTCTGTTAAGTCTCCGTAATGTAATTTAATATTTTGATATATGTGATCAATTCGGTCAGTATTAATAGATGAAGATCTGCGAATAATGCCATGAACTTCATATCCTTTTTCTAAAAGGAGTTCGGCAAGATAAGATCCATCCTGTCCAGTAATACCAGTGATGAGTGCTTTTTTCATACTTCGCAATTTGTAAAATCTATTTGACCATTTCTGGTTGCCCAGATAGGAAACTCACGTCCATAAGTGTTCCATACTTTTGCTTGTCCAGGTCCGACAGGTAATCCTTCAAGACCATTCTTTTGCCATATTTCCTCATAAGTATCATCTTCATAAAAAGTAAAGTCATCTCTTTCGGCAAAGTTTTTGACTAGAAGAGATAGAATTGATTGATCGTGCCTATTCTCTCTAAAGATAGAATTATTAGGAAGTTCTGAAGGACTATCATCAAGGTAATGTCCGCCTTCTTCCACACAAATATCTTTCCACTTTCCGACCAGTTCTCTGGTTATTGAGGTATTTCTCAAAAGAAAGATACAAGAAATAATTTGCCTAGTCATTAGATACTCATCATTTTCTGCCATAATTCTACGATATGTATCCATCTTTGTCCACTGACATTCTGGAAGATCTAATGAAAAGAAAAGTCCATTTGTATTCAAACATTCTTGATAGTATTGTTCTAATTTAGGAAGTCCGTTTTTATTCAATTCACATCCAGAATCGACAAAAAGAAGAACATCATCTTCTTCAATCCCATTTAGTGCTTTCTCCACAAAGTATGGTTTACAGGCATAATACCCATAAAACTTTCCTGGCATACTAATACGTTCTTGCATCATATGTTGAGCATGATTTTTCCAAAAGGAATTATCCTTTAAATCATCCTCACCATATTCTTTAATCGAAGAAAATACTTCAAAGTTTTCTGCTTGTCTGCGAATTCGTTGTTTACCTAGAGAAAAATTATTATCACCAAAATAAGTTAGATGCAAATTCATTTAATTGATTTCATTTACTCTATTATACCAAAAAAGGAGAGTTTATGCAACTCCCCTATCAGGTCATTCATGCACGCCACCAATTCTTTAACTGGAAATTGAAAACCAGGCGGGAGAGAGTCCCATCCGCACCACTTGCTCTTGAAAAAAGCAAGAAAACAATAGGGTCATAATTGACTCCACCAGAGTAAGTTTTAAGACTTTTCAGGTCTCAGGGGGTCCCGACCAGTACTTTTTAAGTCTCTCCGTGACTATTGATCCCAATCAAGAATATCATCTTCCTTGACATAACAAGGAACCCTATCAGGGTCTAACCAACGCGCATATTGATGATCTTCCATTGCAGTAGTAAGTTGCATAGAATTATCAAACAAATAAATGTCATTCCAATACTTTGTGTAGTAGTTCTGTTTTTGTAGACGATAATCAGGCATACCATTAAGTTCGATGATACCTTTCTCAACGAAACGATAACCTTCTCGTTCAAGTAAAACTTTCGTCATCACACAACTTCAGAGGTTTCAAGGTCTTGGGCAATACATTCCATGAGGATATCATAATTATCTAAAGCATCTTCAGAAAACATTACACCCTCATTTTGATAATATCGACGAATCTTTTTGTAAAGTTTCGGACTCTTTACATCCAGATAGAAATCACCATTAACCGCAGATTTAAGAGTTTGGAGGTCCTTCTTAAATTTAATTGTAACCGACATTGCTTTGATTTGTTTGCCTAGTAATTATAGGGTAAATTGACCTTTAAGTCAAGTGTGCCAGTTGTGAAACTGGCAATCGGCGTGGCAGGGATCGAACCTGCGACTTTTCCGCCCCAAACGGAACGCGCTACCTCTGCGATACACACCGGTAATATATCTATAATACCACGACTACCTCATCCCGTCAACCCCCTTTACCACCAAGATAATTTTCTAATGGGTCTTTACCAGTTTTTATAATGGCACATGCTCTCTTATAAAAATGATTGTTGGTATTTCCAGACTTCTCAAATGTTTCTTTAATCTTCACCCAGTTGTTTAAGATGTGGGAATCCATTTGTTTTGTATCGTAACGTTACTAATTAGTATTATAAAGATTTTGAGATTGTTAATCTGTATTCATTGTAACTGAAGGAAAGTCAGGGATTCGAACCCTGGGAGGCTACTAACCTCATTTGTTTTCAAGACAAACACCATAAACCACTCGGTCAACTTTCCGTAAAAGTCCTCAACGGACTTCAAAATCTAATCGTCTTACTTTACGTTGACGCCTTGACTCTTGATAGGCAAGATCTTCTTCTGTAAGAAGACCCGACTTTTCTTTGGTATGCATAGAGTTTAGCATAACAACCTTAGATAAGTCAACTGCGGAGATTTTATTTCCACGAACAGTTGCCATATTTGAACAACCACAAGAGATTGATCTACTGGGATGCCCCTCTATTTCTCTGTTGCATGACTTGCAACGAATGCGTAAGTTTTCCATTGTCCCATTATGAGATGTAATTTAATTATTTTTCTGTAAATGAACGGAGCATCCAAACAAACTTGCCATGTGCTTCGTTTAAATCATCAACGAGGTTAACAGTTCCTCTTGACCTTTGTGCTTCTGCTTCTTCGGCAACTTCACCTAACATATCTATAATCTTTTTATGTCCCTCAAGCAAATCTTTAATCATTTCCATCTCGGAAATATTGGTTTTTGCTTCTCCAACACCAGATACTTCTACAACTCTCGATAAAGAACTAATAGGTTTGATTCCTAAAAATCTCATATGTTCTGAGATGCGGTCAACTTCTTCTTGAATTTCTGCGTATTGATCTCCAAACAAATCGTGAATTTGTTTAAAGTCCGGGCCTACAATATGCCAATGATAGACCCAGGTTTTTTGGAATAGCAAAAAAAGTGATGCTTGGGTATCACTTATAAGTTTATAAAGTTTTTCCATTACACCAATACTTTTTAGGTATTTATAAATGGGAGATACAAGATTCGAACTAGTGACCGTCTGCGTGTAAAGCAGCTGCGCTACCACTGCGCCAATCTCCCAATAAAATTAATGAGATTTTAGCATATACTCAACAGTATTTGCAACATCATTCATTGCATCTCTCAAATCTGGTCGTTGTCCAGATTCTTGTTTGATAATGGGACGGGAACAATCTGTTAATGTCCAACGCCATAGTTTCATGGATGGGCAATACCAAAGTTTAATATTCATAAAATTAGAATAAATTAGTGAAAATCCCCCTTGCGGGGGATAAACTGATTCTATACCTTAGAGGTTATCAGAACTTGATACCAAGACCAGTTGTGAATACGGGACTATAGGATCCATTGGAACCACCATAACTGTCACCAGCATTGGTAGTAGGAAACTTAAGATCTGCAAAACCAACCAAGGAATCGGTAATGCGACCTTCAACACCCAGAGCAAAAACAACTTGAGTATCAGAACCAACAGCAGATTGATAGTTGGAAGAGGTGTTGTTCACAAAAGGAGTTTGAACGCCGATACCACCATAAACATTTGCACGACTTACTTTAGTTCCATTCGCAAGAGTCTTGCGTGAGATGGAATAATCATAGGTAGCAAGAGCACCACCAGCGGCACCAATCTGTCCAGAAGGGTTTCCAACAAAGTTACCATAAGGACGGAGTGAAACTTCATTTCCCCAAACAGTAGCAACAGGAAGACGCGCCTGAACCGTAGCACCAGAAATGGTTTGATTAGCATCATTACCGCTACCAGCAACTCCTTGCTTATTCAGCAGAACGCCAACACCAATATACTGACCAACACCTTGTGCCTTACGAGCAGAAGCAACTTCCAGAGTCGTTACACGAGTATTAGTAGCAGCAATCTCCTTGGAGAATTGAGCACGAAGAGCGGCAGCAAGAGCAGCATCAGCAGCAGTCTGGTACTCACTAATGCGATCCAAGCAAGCACTGGTAAGAGCAGCAAGTTGGGCACGAGTGGCGGGTTGTCCTGGTTGAAAAGTTCCATTAGGGAAACCAGCAACACATCCATAACGCGATACCAAATTTGAAATTGCCTGATAAGACCATTCAGTAGGTTGCACATCACGCAGTTGAGAAACACTGGTGACTTGTGCCATGGCAGGAGCGGTCATTGCAGAAACAGCAACGGCACTAGCAAAAAACGATTTAAAGTTCATAAGATTGTATTAAGATTTACAACTACGAGGATTATTTAGTAGTCCCAATAAATTGGGAAAGCGTGATCACGGATTTGAACCGAGGAGATCTCCTTGGAAGGGAGGAATGTTACCACTACATCAATCACGCAATATTTTTATATTGAGCAGAAATTCCCTTATGTATTTTTTGTGGATTTGCAACTAATTTTCTTATAGTGCTCATTCCTATTTTATAATACTTTCTTGCAGATTGCAAACTTGGAAATTCCTTTTCTTCATTAGTAATGTTTGTGAGAGTGAAAGGTTTCGCATCCTTCTACTGTATCCCTTGTCGGGGTGCCTTACTTTTGGCATCACTCTCAACACTTCCTTCACACGGACTTGTGAAGTATAAGACATAACGAGTATTATGTCAAGCCCCCAGCGAGGATTTGCACCCGCGACTATCGCTTACAAGGCGATTATTTTAACTGCTATAACTATGGGGGCAGACTCCTCACCTAGGTAACGCTCCTAGCTATCTCGAATTAACAGTTCGGCCCATTCGCTTGCTTGGTCGTGAGGATTATAAGTTTGGAGAATAAATCTCCAACGGGCACGGCTGGACTCGAACCAGCAATCAACATCTTAGAAGGATGATGCATTATCCATTATGCTACGTGCCCATGAGACTATTATATCACTCCTTAGGGCAGTCGTCAACCCAAGGAGCACACAATCTCATTTCACCACCAAGAACTGATTGGGCATAAGACCCGTCTGGTGGTTTCTCTGAGTATCGTGGTGAAGGTATTCTAACCTTTCCATCGTCTCCCGTCAACCGTTCATACTCTGCGATTGCTGCATCAACATCACGTTTGATTCTTCTATCCAGTTTCTCTGGATCTTTAATTACAAAGTCGTTGAGAATAGTTTGGGGAAAATATCTTCTTTGAACTTCGTCAAGTAAATCCCAAATACTATCTTGCTTGATACCAGTGCATTGTGAAAGTACTGCAATCACAGAACTCAATACAATTCCTATGATTGCATATTGCTTTATATCTGGTTTTTGTTTGCCAAATTTAAACATAAGAAAGGGGAGCACTTACACTCCCCTTATATATCAGACTTCTACTTGAACTAGTCGAGAAGCATAATCATGGGCATAGGATGTGCGGGCACCATGGTGCCCCCAACCAATCCAACTATACGCATAGTCCATGTAACGATTAATTGATTTGCCAGGAGTTTTCATCTTCTCCTCAATTCGTTGCCATTGAACTTCATTTGTTAGATAACGAAGTTGCGTTTGAAGTGCTGATGGAGAACCACCATACTTCTTAGCAAAATCACCCAATCCATAATAACGATTCGCAGATGTCCATTGAATCAAACCATAACCACGACCGCAGTTATGATATGACGTTATACTACCACCTTCACAAACACTAGATTGGAATGTTGATTCCTGCTTAATGTTGCCCATGATGGTAGCAAGGGCGTTTCTGTCTTTAACACCATAATCTTGAAGAAATGCCAAGGTGGCATTTTCACTTTCATTACACCCTTTACAAATTAACCTTTTATCTTTTGGCTTTTCGGGAGCAACCTCTTTGGTCGCTGTCTTGGTCTCAAACTCCTCAATAATAGAAAATGGTGGCGGAGCACTCAAAGGGGGAGGAGGAAATAAACCAGGCAGTGTTGCCGTATTGGTTGTAACCGCTGCCAAGAGAGGCAAGGCTACTGTAAAGAAATTTTGCATTTAAATTAATTGAACTCTACATCCCAATAGAAAGGGGGTACACCAACCCTTTCGGGAGGCACTTTCCTGGGCTCTAATGTCACATCACAGACTCATGATGTAATCCCTGTGTTAGGGATTTACCATAATAAGATACTATTTAGAATTTGTCAAGCATCCTCAGACACTTCTTCAACTGTCTCTTCTGGTTCGGGAAGCACTACACCAAGTTGAGTCAGATACTCAATGACTCCTTGAACTTTGAGAAAAAGTTCTCTTTTTCCCGTTGCTTGACCTTGAAGAACTTCAAGTTCCTGAGAAAGAGTTTGACGTTGCTGCAAAAGATTTGCAAGATGTTCTTGTTGTTCAGTCATAAAAAAATAAATTTGGACTTTGTATATTATACCACATTTTTCCTAAATACTTACAGTCCTATACAATAGAAAAATGAAAAGACTTCTATTAGCCTTTTCGTTATTCTTAACTACTCCTGTTTTTGCAGGTGAAATTACATCAAGAATCACTGATTCCGTTCAATTAACAGTACAGGGTGCAGCGGTACAAACAGAAAGAATTGGTAGTTCCTATGCAGTTTCGGGAACTAATATTGGTGTCTCGGCACTAGGTGGATTAACTGGTGGCACATCAAGTGCAGCAGCAACAATGAGTGCTGGTACTTATACTATTAACAATGATGGTCAGGCATTCTCATTTACAGAGTCACTAAATGTTGGAGACAGTACTGTTTCATCACAAACAGTCACCAACGGTACAATTGCATCACCAACTCTGTATGGTAAGAATACCACACAAGCAGCAGGTGATAAGGGAACTCTTGCAGGCACAATTGATACCTCTACAGGTGCTCTTACATTCACTGCTGGTGGTGCTGGAACCACTGCTATTGGTCAACGTAGTGTAGAACTGAGCGTATTCAAGTGAAACATATCCTAGCAGGCATTTGTCTGCTAGGGTTTTCCTTACCATCCCTAGCGGCTCCTGTCACACCAAACTTTACGAGTGGTACTGTAACTTCTCATACTGAATCTACCACAACAGTAAATGAAATAATTAAACAACAAGATTTCCAAACTGGATTTAGTTATACAGTTACGGGAACAAATATTAATATTCCAGGAACTCCAACTCTTGGAACAGGATATACTATCGTAAATCAAGGAGAACCATTTCAGTTTTCAGAAACTTATATGGGTCCTGGATTAGTTAAAGAAACAACAGTCAATAGAACAACGACAATTCAATCTGTTACAGATTCAATGTCAGTATTTACTCAGTAAGATGAAATGTCTAAAAATAATCCTTGCTCTAAGTGTCTTTGTTCTCCCTGTGTATGCAGAGGGAGATACCCCTGTAACTGCAATTGCAAATCCTCAAGCAACATCAACAGGAAGTGTAACAAACCAAGCAGTACAAGTTCTACAGGGTCCATACGTGACCAACTCATACGGTGGTGGAGTAAGTTGTCAGGGACCAACGTTTAATCTTACTCCCTTTATGACCACATCCAAAAGTGGTTCAAGACCTTTCGAATCATTTGCTGATATTGATAATGACATAACAACAGGTATTAATGGATTAGAAAGAACGGGTCAGAAAGATAGTTTTGCAAATAACTTTGGACTATCAGCAACTCTATCATTTCCATTAGATGGTGGATTGCAAGAAAGATGTAAGACTGCTGCAGATACTTGGACTGCCCGTCAAAGAGCAGAAACAGATAAGGCGAGATTAGATTACGAATTAGTAAGATTACTCAAATGTGGAGAAGCAATGAAGAATGGGATTTTCTTTAATCCTGCTTCTCCTTACGCAAAGATATGTGCGGATGTTTTAGTGATTCAGCAAAAACCTGCTTCTGGCGTAATTTCTCAGCCTTTTGTTCCTTCTTCAAAAGTTTCAAAGTCTTCTTATCCAGTTCCAAAGCAAACATCATCTGAGTCTCATAAGGCGTCAGATCTCGGTTCAACAATTGTTTCCCCCGAACAAAAGTCTGCTCAATAATAGGTTTTAAAACTTTTACCAACTGTTCAACCAAAGATTTGCCAATAAGAGCCGCAGCGACACTAGCAGTAGCAGTGGTGCCAGATAATACAACCGTTTGTGTAGAAGGAACTGGAATTGTCCCAATATAAGGAACAGTAATAGTCGGAGCATCTATTTGTGGTATTGATGCCTCAACAGTCTGTTGTTGAGGTAATGGTAATGGTGGAATTTGGATTGGTGCTTGTTTTATAATATCAGTAAGTGATTTAGTATCTGGAAGTGCTCTAGATTTTTCTTGTACTTGTTCTTCTTTCTTTGGTTCTTGTTGAGCATTTATCATTCTCCTAAACTGTTCGGTTGTAGGAGCATCAATAGGTTCATATTGTGGAATACCATCAAGAGGAACATCCACAACGGGTATTGGCAATTTCCTATTAATAGGAACAAGAATAGGTGGAGGTTCCAGATTACGAATAACTGGAACCTCCACCTTTGGTATTTCTATATTATTTGATCTTATATCAGGAATTTCTGGTACGTTTGGCATCTAACTCAGCAAAGTTTTTCTTCTTTGTTCCACCATCATAAGTCCAAGCATAACCTTCAACAATCATTTGATTATTCAATGAGGTCTCTTGGTCATTAATGAATAAATGCCCAATAATTCTTCCATACTTCTCAGTGCTATCAGGGAGTTCGGTTTTGATTAAAATGTTCTTAGCATTTTCTACTTTATGCTTCAACCATTCTTTTGATTCGAGACCATATTTCTTTTCATTTGCGTCTGATGTGCGACTCTCTGGAGTATCAATAGCAGCAAGACGTATTCTTTTTTCTAAACTAATATCAAACCCTAAATCTATTGATGCGTCAATCGTATCACCATCAACTACTTTTAAAATTTGTTTTATGCGGTATATGTATGGATCTCTTAATGACATCAGAATGGGAGTTTAAACTTCCCTGTATTTAGGTTAGGAATAGGCAATTTTTCAAATGCCTTACTAATTTGCTTCTCTACGACGGCACCTACAAAATCTTCTGGGTTGTTGAGAATTGCCTCTGCTTTTTTATAAGTCGTGTAAGCACCATAGCAAAGTGCTCCACTAATACTGAGACTTAGAATTGATAATGCTAATGCTATTTTATTCATTCCAGTTTTCCTCTTTGTGTATAAAAACTTTTAAATCTTTAACGTATTTTCTTAGTATCTGTGCCTGTTCCTCATGCCAAAAATCACCCGTCTCCAAATGAAGACGGGTATGGTTATCTATGGCTTTAAGTATTTGATGTATGGGTTTATTCCAACACTCACGTTTAGGAGTGTCCCACTCTCTTGCCATAAGACCTCTTTTGGTTTATGCCCCTGTACGAGTCTGAACAAATCCCTCACCTTCATCACCTTCTACTTTTGCTTCCAGAGCACCAACTCTTTGCTCAAGTCCTGAAGGTGCTGGTTCTTCCCAAACTGGTTCTGGTGTAGGTTCTACAACTGTCTCAGTTCTTGGAAGTTCCTTCTTTTCATCGTCATCATCTCCACCTTTCTTCATTGTATTAATACCAAAAGTGGCAGCAGAAGCAGTGAATACTGTAGCAATGAATGTGGGATCCATTTTAGCAAACATACCAGCATAACTTGCGGTAAGTAGTGCGGCAGACCAACTCAAAATCACAACACGAATTAATTGACCCATACCATTTTCCTTTTTGTTGTTCATTCTTGTTAGTTTAATAGGTTAACCTTTTTTCCAAGATTCACCTTCTGCTTTTCTTCTACGAGCAAGTCCTGCTTCTACATTAGAACCCGGATTACGGTAGAGATATAAAGCATCTGGAACTTTGTCCCATTCTTTATTCTTCAGTGTGCGTGTAATAGTATTGAAATTGTCACCACCATAAAAACCAGCACCAAGATTATAAGCAAAGGAGAGAAGTGCTCCTCTTTTACCATCAGACATTTCATTCCAGTGTGGAATTTTACGAAGTGATGGAAGAAACTGGTTCTTACATTGAGTAATCAATAACTCATCTGCTTCCTGTTGAGTGATAGTATCACCCATATGGAATGGTGATCCATCCTTCTTACGGGTGGTTCCCCAACCAATCGTGATTGGAAGTCCACCTGAGAGAGGATCTGGGTATGCTTTGAGGTGACATCCTTCAAACTCTTTAATGAGTTTTAGACCCGTCATAGGCATATCATCACCACCACTACTTACAGGAGCACTAGCAGTTGGTGCAGATGCTGGTGCAGCATTACCCTTTTTTCCTCTATAAATCTCCGCCCAATCTACAGTATCATCAAGATACTTAACTGGAAGATTATCTTCTAACCACTGAACTGCTTTGATGTGATTAGGGTTCTTCTCGTCGTAAAACTTAAAGAAGTTGTGTAAATCGATTCTTGCCATTGGTTTTCTCCTTAGATATCAATCAAAAATACGACCCCAACCATCGCTGCCACCTGGGCACCAACGATGCTTAAGAACTGCTTTGGTATAAACGGTTTTCTTACCGTTTGTTACTGGTCCAGTATAGTTGTCATTTAATGAACCATAAGGATCATTTACATAATATCCTTTTCCATCTGGTGTCTTACCAATCACTACACACATGTGCCCACCAGTAGGTGCAGAAAGAGAACCCCGGTGAAGAATACCAATAACGACAGGTTTGCCAGCATCCAAACTTTTATCAATATCAGAAAAAGAAAGATTGTAACTAAAGTGTGACTTAACACCATAACCTTGTAGAACCTTGGTTTGAACTGAGTGATCAGTTGTATCACCAATTGCAAATACTTTCTTGACATATTCATCATCACCTTTGATGCTTCCTGGCTTGAGGAAAGCAAGGCACATAGCACACGATGAAGAGTTGCAAGTTCTATGTGCATCTCTATAGTTGTCTACTTGATTAAAGTAGGGAACCTCCAATACTGATGGTGTTGGTGGTTTTGTTCTGAACATTCCTATCCACTCTGTTTCAGAATCATCCAAGAATTCAACAGGTAGATTATCCTCTAACCATTGAACTGCTGCTACATGATTTGCATTACCATCATCATAAAATTTAAAAAAGTTATGAAGATCTAAAGTCATTTTCTTCTCCTATGAATTCTAATGAAAAAATATCATGATCAGAAATATTTGGATTCAACCATTCACTAAATTCTGATTGAATTGCATGAGCATCTTCATAGTCCTTTTGTTCACATAGAGAATGAATACGATCAACTGCCCAATCATGTGATGTCCGAAGGGTCTGTTCCAAGGTAACCATCAAAATAATCCTTCCTAAAATATCTGGAGAGTATGTTACTATTATAGTACGCAGGAACCCCAGAGTCAAGTGCTTCGGTCAGTACATTATTTAGGAAAAGTTGCCGTGTTTCTTCGAAATTACACTTACCCTTGGTCTTATGTAATGATATTATTTTCCTTTCAAAACATTCTTTACCATACTTCTTAACGTCCTCTTTAAGTTCGGGGCAAGATCCATAATATTTTTTCCAATCTGATTCTTTCTTTACTTTTCTTTTCTTTCCAGGAGGAGTTCTAAACGACCACAGGTACTTACGTCCTATGTAACTTCTACTGGTGATCTTAGAGTGAATATGATATACAAATCCAAAATAATCTTCTATATGATCAGACTCAAATATTTCCCCATTAAATTTCCATGGGTTCTCATAGCTCATATAAAGTAATCTTATGAGCTATTATTTATCTTCAACCGGGACAAACCTAGTCTATACAAAAAAGGGGGACTTGTCAAGCCCCCTGAAGAATTATTTTATTATCTGTTCATTTGTCTTTCTTTATAATCATCAAGTTCTTTCTTTCTTTGTTCTGGAGTTTTCTTTTTCTGCTTCTCATCATATGCCTTAACAGCATCTAAATGTGCTTGGTCAGGCTTTCCTTTTGACTTAGCATAGACATTCATAGGACCAGAAGCAGGACGACCTCTTGGATCCATACGAGCTTCGACAATATCACCAATCATCTCAACATCCATCTCGGTCATAAGGTATTGTGCCTCCGCAACGGTCTCTGCGTGACCCTGTGAGAGGAGATACTCAAGTACAAGGTCATAAGCATCATACGATTCCTTTTTCATTATGGAAGAACTGGGTTTGTACTTATAAGTATCACCCGAAGCAGCTGCTGAAGTGCTAGAAGCAGCATTAATTGTTGCTGGTTTGAATGCTGCTGGTTTCGATGCCGCAGTAGTTGCGGAATCCAATGCAGATGGTTTTGATGCATTTACACCTGCCTTAACTGCTGCTTCCTCAGCACCTTTTGTATTACCCGATGCCTTTGCTGCATCTCTTGCGGCACGTGCAGCTGCTAGTTCAGCACCAGTTGCTGCCCTTCTTTCAAACTTGGTTCCACCTGCAGTAGTTCCCACAGCAGGTTTTGCGGGTGTTGCTGCTGGTTTGGTTGGAACAACTTTTGGATTTACAGGAGGTCTAGGAGTACCAGTGCCAGTGCCAGTACCAGTGCCAGTACCAGTGCCAGTACCAGTGCCAGTACCAGTGCCAGTACCAGTGCCAGTACCAGTGCCAGTACCAGTGCCAGTGCCAGTACCAGTGCCAGTACCAGTGCCAGTACCAGTGCCAGTACCAGTGCCAGTACCAGTGCCAGTACCAGTGCCAGTGCCAGCACTAGACTTCAGACGAGAATTACGTGCTGCTTTTGCATCATTATAATTTGCATAAGTCTTATTATCCGAAGATGAATAATACTTACCAACCGACGCTGCCCCAGCTTGCCTTACTCTTGCATCAGAGGCTTTATCTGAAGCTTTATTTCTATCAATATCTTTTTGATTTCCAAACATAGAGGTTAATCCTCTACCAATAGATCCTGCAATACCACCTCTCTTAACTACTTCAGCATTAGCAGCGTTCAATTCTGATTTGATTTTTGTATTTCTTTGGGCTCCAGTAAGTTCTTCCAAATAAGCCTCATCCAACTGCTCTTGCTCAGAAGCAGCAATGTTTTCATATAGTGCCGCAATTTCATTCAATTTGTTAAAAGAAAGTGTCATCTTGCTAATACGTTTTACTTTCTTTTATTTATAAAGTAGTTATGCTCCAACCATTCTTTCTTGGTCCAGTTCTATTATATAGAATAGCAGCACTCATAGTCGCATATGAAATATTATGCTCTTTACAAAAGTCTTTAAGTTTTCCCGTGATTATGAACTCCTTATCACAGGGAGAAATTAACTTCCAAGTTTTTGCTGATGGGGATAAAAATCCATTTGCAAATCTTTCTTTTGCTCTTTCACTTATTTTTCTTTTTCTTTCTTCACTACAAGGAATACCATAACTTGGGTTATTTTTTCCTGCTACTTTTTCACTTATTTTTCTTTTAGTTTCTTTTGTATGCTTCTTTGGACCATATCCTCCTGCTTCAATTTGTAAGGTTCTTCTTTTCTCTACTTGCTTTTCCCAATTGTCACCATATATTTCTTGGTAAGTTTTACCTTTTAATTTTGGTGGTCTTGAACTCTCGCATATATTTGTCAATATTCCACCTTCATCATATCTAATTCTACCATATTTCTTTATTAACTGCTCTTCATAATTATAGGCATCATTTTCATTTTCAAAATATTGAACTATTTTGATTTCTGGTTCATATCCTTCTTTTCTTATTTTTTGTATTTTATTAAACTTTCTTTCATTATCACTTTTTGCCCTGGATTTCTCAGACAAATGAAAATAGACCCGATTATCTTTCCCCTTTCCAACATAGAAAGGAAGATTAACTCTCGGGTCTATTAATTGATAAACATAATACATAAGTAAGAAACTGAACTCTAATACTATTTATATAATATTATATTTCAGTTTGCTGTATTAGTCAAAGTTTAAAATCAGAAAATGTATTAGCAGAAACATCGTGTTTGATACCACCAACAATATAAGATTCGTTTTCCGTTTCTTGATTTGCCGTTTGAAGTCCTTTAGAAGAAATCCAGTGCTCAGTCCAAGGAAGTGGATTGTTCTTTGCTGGAATATCATAAAGTGGTTTCAATCCAATTGCTCTCATACGACGATTGGCAATCCACTCAACATATTGCTGAAGAAGTTTATCATTCAGACCAATCATAGAACCATCCTTGAATAGATACTCTGCCCAAAGTTTTTCTTGATTGACTGCACTCTCAAAGGTCTTGTAGACCCACTGCTCTTCTTCTTTGGCAATTCTTTGCATCTCAGGGTCATCACCCTCCTTCCACTTATTGAGGATGTTCTGAGTGATGACCAGATGCTGATTCTCATCACGAGCAATCAATCCAATGATCTTTGCACTTCCTTCCATAAGTTTGAGTTCGCCAAATGCAAAACTGCAAGCGAAACTGACGTAAAAGCGAATACCTTCAAGAATATTAACGTTTGCAACTGCTCTGAAAAGTTTTCGTTTGAGTTCATATCTTTCTGCCTGGGCGTGAGGAACTGATTCTTGGGCATATTTCCAAAGTTCAGAAGTACCATAATGTTGAGCACTATTGATAAAATCGTTATATGCTTCGGTTACACTGACGGCACGTTCGAGAATTCTTTCATCTCTAAGAATAGTATCAAACACATCCGAAGGATCTGAATATACATTTTTGATGATATAGGTATAGGAGCGTGAGTGAATCATCTCCATAAACTCCCAGACCTTCATACACGCTTCCAGTTCAGGAAGAGAGCAGTAGGGAGCAAATGCCATACCAGGTCCACGACCTTGAACACTATCAAGCATGACTTGATATTTTAGGTTAGAAGTAAAAATATGCTTTTGTTCAGGACGAAGAGACTGATAATCTCCTCTATCTTTCTGTAAGGAGACCTCTTCAGGTCTCCAAAAGTATCCTAGTTGTTGTGTTGTGAGTTTTTCAAAAATTGGATATTTGTAAGAATCGTATCTTTGAATGCCCAGAGGAGCACCAAAAAACATCGGTTGCTTTTTAGTATCTACCTCCTGAGAGTTAAAAACTGTCATTTGATTGACCACATTCTTCTCCTCTAGTTTTGTCTTAAAGTTAAAATCCATAATTTTTCTTCTCTAAATTAACTCACACTTTTATATTTACTCAGGTTAGATTGTGCAACTTTCACACGATTCCTCATCAGAACTCATAATATCATTCAGGAGTGATTGAAGGTCTTCTTTTGGTTCTTCAACCACTTCATCAGTCTTAATATCATAAGTATTCTGATAATATGCTGTTTTATGTCCCAATTTGAAACAAGTAAGCATATCTTGTGCCATTACGCTAACAGGTACTTCATTATTGGGATAATGCTCCGGATTATAGGACCAGTTTCCAGAAATTGCCTGATCAAAGAACTTTTGCATAACAGCAACAATATTAATATACCCATGATTGCTAGGCATATCCCAAAGAAGCGTATAGTTGTTCTTAAGAGTTTGATACTGGGGGACAATCTGTTTGAGCGGACCCTTTTTCGATTTCTTAATGGACAAGTATCCACGAGGTGGTTCAATTCCATTTGTTGCATTTGACACAACGGAACTGCTCTCCGAAGGCATTTGTGCCGACAGTGTTGAGTTCCGTACTCCATATTGCTTAACTTGTTCCCTAAGACTATCCCAATCATACTTCAAATTATTCGGAACAATTTCATCAACATCTCTTTTATATGTATCAATAGGTAGAATACCCTGACCATACTTGGTACGATGAGAATATTCACAGGCACCTTTTTCTTTCGCAAGATTTACGGTTGCCTGAATCAGATAATATTGGAATGCCTCACTCAAGTCGTGAACCAGATTCCAAGATGCAGGATCCTCATATTTGACGCCGTGCTTAGCAAGGAAGTGTGCCATACCAATATAACCTACTCCAAGTGATCGGCGCCTCTTGGTGAAGTTCTCTGCCGCCTTTACGGGGTAGTTTTGATAGTCAATAATTTCATCCAAAGCACGAACAGAAAGATCGCAAAGTTCTTTCATATCATCAAAGTGCTTTAATTTTCCAACATTTATAGCAGATAGAATACAAGTTGCGACTTGTCCATTCTCATCGTCAATATGTTGAATTGGAGTCGTGGGGAGAGAAATTTCCATGCAGAGGTTTGACATAGAAACTTTATCTAAGAAAGAACTATGAGAGTTGCAGTGGTCAATATTCATAATGTAAATACGACCAGTTTCTGCTCTTTCCTTCAGAAGGTCCAGAAAAAGTTCCTGTGCTCCAATCGTTTTTCTTGGAATAGACTCATCTCGTTCTGCATCCACATATAACCGGTCAAATGAATCAGTGCCAAAAGCATCATACAACCCAGGAACTGAGTGTGGAGAGAAGAGTGAAATCTCTTCGTTCTTGATGAATCGTTCATAGAACAGTTTGGAGATTTGGATTCCATAATCTAATTTACGAACACGATTATCTTCGGTTCCTTTGTTATTTTTCAGAACAAGAATGTCTTCTATTTCTTGGTGCCAGATAGGAAAGAAAACTGTAGCAGAACCACCTCTGATGCCGTTCTGAGTGCAGCATCGGACAGTTGCCTCAAACTTCTTAAGGAAGGGCACCACGCCTGTGTGTTGTACCTCTCCACCTCTGATTTTGCTGTTGATGCCACGAATTCTACCAGCATTAATGCCGATACCAGCCCTTTGTGAGACATATTTACCAATAGCCACATCGCTGCTAAAGATGCTATCGAGGGTGTCATCAACATCAACGAGAACACAAGATGCAAATTGACGAAGTGGAGTTCTGACTCCTGCCATAATCGGCGTTGGGATGTTGATTTTGTGCTTGCTGATTGCGTCATAATATTTTTTAACGTAATCCAAACGAGTTTCCTTTGGATATTTAGAGAAGATGGTGGCAGCAATCATCAGGTACATAAACTGTGGAGTCTCATAAAGAGCACCAGAACTTCTGTCCTGAACCAGATACTTATCAACTACCTGACGGAGACCCGCATAAGTGAAGAGATAATCACGCTCATGAACAATAAAGGATTGAAGTTTCTCAAACTCTTCAGCATCGTACAGAGAAAGAATCTCTGCATCATAGACACCAAGTTCTACACATTTTTGTGTATGTTCCAGAACAGTGGGGCACTCGTGCATACGACCAAACAACTGCTTGCGAAGAGCAAATAGAAGCAAACGAGCAGCAACAAATTGATAATTGGGATGCTCAAGATCAATCAAGTCCGATGCTGAACGAATCAGAATCTCCTGAACTTCCGACGTTGTAATTCCATCATAAAATTGAATACCTGATTGCATCTCAACTTGTGATGCAGACACTCCAGCAAGATCTTTACATGCCTCCTCTACCATTAAGTGAAGTTTATTCAGATCCAGACTCTCAACCGACCCATTTCTCTTAACTACATTTGTTCCGTTGCTCATACTTTCTTCCATTCGTTGAATTTGATTTTTGCTTCGAGTGCTCTATATGTATTTGATTTTAACATATTCATAACAGAAAGTCCAGCGAGCACCATATCATTGATATCCTTTTGCTGAACTGCCTTTGGCCAGATAACTACCTTTTTACCTCCGTCGATGAGTTTGGAGATCCTATTACAGATTTCCTTATTGCGGGGTTCATTATCAAGGACATACACAATATCGTCACCCAAATTAAGACTATCGAGTAAAATATCCGATCCACACATTGCGATGGCATTTTTGACAAACGTTGAATCAAATGGTCCTTCTGTGACGTAGATTGTTTCATCAGTACTTACCTCGTCTAGTCCATAAACTTTGGGAATACTCTCGTCTAAGATCACCGTGATATATTTAACATTGCTAGGAACTAGAGATCTTCCTTGAAATCCAAATAGTTCACCTTCTCTAGTGTACAGTGGTATCACTATGCGACTTTCATCTCTTACAATCCTACTAAATGTGGGTTTTTGAGTGTTAGTCCATGCCTGGAATTTGTCAGCAAAATAGAACTTTTCTGGATTTAGAAGTCTCTTCTCAAGATACAGTTTAGCAATAGAGTTATCAGATGCTCTTGGTAAATCTAACTTTTTCTTAAAGGTAGGTTTCTTAAACTCAAATTTTGGTTCTTCAACTACAAAGTTCTTACCAGTATGACCTTCCTTAAACTTTTCAAGAGTGTATTGCTTATGAAGTGTTGGATCTATCTGTTTGAGAAAGTTATTAAAGGATAAACTTGCCCCACAGTTATGACACTTGAAGTTTGTATTATTCTTGACTGGGTAAATGTATCCCCTTGTCTTGTTTTTGTTCTTCTGAGAATCTCCACAAATCGGGCAACGGAATGTGTAGAGATCCGACTTAACCCTTTTGAATTTTTGAAGACGAGACGATACTAGTCCAATATACTTGGAGTCAATCAAATCCATTATAAAGGATGCTTATTTCAGTCTTTCTATCCTACCGTTGTCTTGAGTGGTTGTCAAGATACTTGCTAACATTTCTGAATTATTGATGATTAAAGTCACTACTGCAAAAACTCCAATACCAATCCAAACTTTTTTTTCTAATCCTTGTAATTTATCCAATACTATATTATGGTCAGTATCCATTTTGTTGCTTAACTGGTCAATCTTTGCAAATAATATAGCATCTACTTTATCATTAGACTCGATCTTTTGCTCATGAACTGCAAGCATTTTAGTCACATTCGCACTTACTTCACTCATCTTTTCAATTGCACTCTCAATACGTTGCATCAACTGCTCGGTAGTATGAAGTTTCTCCTCAAGGATTGCAACCTTTGTTTCTATTGCTTGGGGCTGAGGTG